AATGGACGAGTTTGAGGACGAAGCTGACACAGATTACAATTTTATAGTGACAGCTCTTTGCCCTGTAAATCTGCGTATTGACGGGCTTGTGTATGATGAGCAGGACAACTCTATCGCTAAGAAAGAGTCATGCGACAGAATTGTTGAACTGCCAAGTGACGGCTTCCTGTTCCCTCTTTTCAATGACCGTGCACCAGATATCAACGGAGTGCTTTACTACACGAAGAACGCTAAAAAGCCGAATACTTCTGTTGTTGAAGAGCTTCTTGGTTGTGAGTTCTCAATGACCTGTCAGAACGAAAAGGAAACTTTCAAGGATATCCTCACAAGCGTTGTGGGCGATGAGCTTGACTATGACCTTATCACCGCAGTGAACGATAATATTTCCACATTTGTTGACCAAAATGCTCATGAAACTGAGATTCCGACAATTGACGAACATAAACTTTCGTCCATTCTGTGGGAAGCTGGAGTTAGTCAGGATAAGCTGGAAAAGTTGCACGGTGTGTATGAAAATGCTATGCACGGCAAGGTTTTCAGGGCTGTCAATCTGGTGGAGGATAAGGTAACGATATCAGGAATGGGATTCAAGATGACCGTAGACAATTATCACAAGGGTGACGTATCTACAGCAATAGGCAAGGTTATTTTCGGTGTTGCTGATACGGCTGTTGACGTGAATGGTATCGGCATTAAAATGGGCGGTGTTGCTAATGACTGACCCAATGACCATGTCACGCCTGAAAGCCTACCGCAGGAACGCCTCAGCCATTGAGGACATCAAGACAGAGCTTTCGGGCAAGTACGTTGCCGACAGTATCAGCGTATGCACTCCACCGTCCTACACACCACACAGCACACGCATAGACGGCTTTCTGCCGAGTGGCGATACACTTTCATTGCTGTGCGAACAGGCACGGCTAGAGCGTGAGCAGAGGACTGTGGAGGAATTTATCAAGGGGATAGAGGACTATCAGACGCGGCGAATGTTCGTGCTGAAATTCATCAAGGGTAAGACGTACTTGCAGATAGCTATGCAGGTTAGTGGTGGGAGAATGTCTGAGAGTGGAGTGCGAATGAAAATCCAAAGATATTTGCAAGAAAAGTGATATTTGTGCGTTTTGTGCGTTTTACCTGTGTTATAATTTAAACTGAGGAAAGTGTAGATGTACCTCAGACTTGTACTTTCATTGAAGTCACCTCCAATTTTCTAAGCCCCGTAAGGGGCTATGCAGAACGTGAGTGCATGAGCTTGCGTCTGTTCCAACAGGTTAGTGCTTAATCCTACTTTTTTTGAAAAGCACCTTTCCATTAACATTGCCAACACTGACGAGTGTTCGGGCAGGATTGCAAAGCTGTATTGCAACAGGTACAGCTTTGAATTTGCAGGTTGAGAGCGTGCCAGCTCGAAGTCTGCTCCACCATTTTAGATACTCCTTAATTGATTTTCCGCAGGACGTCCTTTATCGGGGCGTCTTTTGCGTTGAGAAGGTGACCTTATGCCAATCCCAAGACCAGACCGAAGCGGTTCACATCAACAGCAGTTCCGTATCAACAAGAAGAAAATCTACGCTACCCAAACAGTCTGCGGTATCTGCGGTAAGCCTGTTGATTTTTCCTTGAAATATCCGCACCCACTGTCAGCTTGCATTGATCATATCATACCTATCGCAAAAGGCGGCCATCCTTCGGACATTTCAAACTTGCAGTTGGCACATTGGTGTTGTAATCGCCAGAAATCTGACAAATTGGTGGAAAAACAGGTGTTTGACCAGTCTCTTGACCTGATTTCCAACCGAATTTTACCACAATGCTACGATTGGAAGAATTTTTAACAAATTATTGACAATATGGGGGGTATGCCCCCTTTTGAGGTCAAAAAAGACCTTCACCGCCGCACTGCTTATATTTCTCGCAGGATTGAAATAACTGGAAAGGATATACAAGATGAGCGAATACAAAGGCATGGCATATTTGAAAAAGAAGCTCTCCTCAAAGGCTTCGAGGGTCAATGTGCGCTATGACTACTATCACATGAAGAACGGCCTTACTGACATGGGCAAAATGATACCACCAAGCTATAACTGGATGCGTCCTGTGCTAGGCTGGTGTGCAAAGGCTGTTGATACCCTTGCGGACAGAATAGTATTTGACAGTTTCGAAGACAACACTTTCTACGTAAACGAGATATTTGACAACAATAATCGTGACGTGTTCTTTGATTCTGCTATTCTCTCAGCATTGGTGTCCTCCTGCTGTTTTGTGTATATTTCGGCTGATGAAACAGGTTATCCACGCTTGCAGGTCATTGACGGCGGTAATGCTACTGGCATTATCGACCCTATCACGAATATGCTCCGTGAGGGTTATGCAGTGCTTGACAGGGACAACAATTTCAACCCCACCATTGAAGCCTACTTCACTGCCGAACAGACAGAGATATATCGCAGAGGCTATGATGTTGAGATCTATGACAATCCTGCACCTTATCCTCTGCTTGTGCCTATCATATACCGCCCTGATGCAGTTCGTCCTTTCGGTCACAGCAGGATATCAAGGGCGTGCATGGAGCTTGTACAAGAGGCTATGAGAACGCTCAGACGGTCGGAAGTATCAGCCGAGTTTTACAGTTTCCCACAAAAATATATACTCGGCCTTTCAGATGATGCCGAGAAAATGGACAAATGGGGTGCAACAATGTCCTCACTGCTGACTATCACCAAAGATGATGACGGCGGTAATCCTACGGTCGGACAGTTTCAGCAGCAGTCCATGTCACCATACTCTGAACAGCTTAAATCTATAGCTTCTCTTTTTGCCGGAGAAACAGGGCTGACCCTTGATGACTTGGGCTTCGCAACGTCCAACCCTGCCAGTTGTGAAGCGATCAGAGCAGCACACGAAAATCTTAGACTTACCGCACGCAAGGCGCAGAGGACGTTCGGTAGTGGTTTTCTAAACGTGGCGTATCTTGCCGCCTGCGTTCGTGATAACACGGCATATATGCGCTATGCTTTCAGTGATATCAAACCGCAGTGGCTCCCCATTTTTGAACCTGATTCTGCCGCACTCTCAGGCGTGGGTGACGCTATTTTGAAAATAAATCAGGCTGTTCCTGACTATCTAGGTGCAAAGGGCATCCGTCAGCTCACAGGCATAGAGGGCGAAAACAATGGCTGATATAGGTGCAGAACTGCTTGAAAAAATCCGTACCGAGTTTCGAAAATCGTGCAAGGCCGACAAGTACATTCAATCGGTTTTGAAGAAAATAGAGGGCGGCACTGCAAAAATGGAAGAAGTCGCCCTGCTCTCAAAAAGGCTCGGCCTGCGTGCTTCGCAAGCTATCGGAGCATATGTGAATGCAAGCGCTTTGCCTGATGGCAAGATGTACTACAACATTGCCGATACCATACTCACGGGCGTGCTCAAGGACAACTACGATGTTATAAACTCCGCTGCCGCAGAATGCCAAAAGGCACTTGACAAAACAGCGGGCATAAACATCACACCTCAGCAGGCTGCCTTCCCTACCGAGCGTGTGCAGGCGGTAGTCAATGCGGCTTCTGTACCGGATATTGCAGAAGAAGTGATGATACGGCGAATGACAGCTCCGGTGCAGAACATCACTGAGAGTTTTTACAACGATTATGTTCAAAAAAACGTGAAGCTTCGTTCTGATGCAGGACTGGACTGCTATATCATTCGCAACGATCACGGCGGCTGCTGTAAGTGGTGTTCAAAGCTTGCAGGTAAATATCACTATCCCGAAGATGTTCCAAAAGATGTTTACCGCAGGCATGATAACTGCGGCTGTACTGTTACATACCTCAACGGCAGAAAGGCACAAAACGTGTGGAGCAAGGTCAAGTGGAACGTTTCAGATGAAGAGCTTGAGCAGATGAAGAAAGCCGGTTCAAGACAGCCTGCAAGAATGGTTGACAATTCTGCGAAAAGTGGTATAATGGGAGTAGGAAGAAAGCTTGACCGGCGAGAACAAAATATAGGTGCTTTCTCTGAACTTCGTGTGCCAATGCAGAAAAGAGAAGTGTTGTCTTTATGTCGAAAATATTCTATTGATACTAATGGAATAACATTCAAAATACAACGTTCCGAAAAACTTTTGGCACTGCCGTTCTACGGTTCAACAGATTACAATAATATTGGAAGGATAGACCTCTTTCCTAGTGCTTTTTCTTCGGAAGAAGAATTGCTCAAAACTATCCTTCACGAAAAGTGTCACGTTATGCAGTTGAAAAAGTATGGTAAAAATTTTGCACAACAAAATTTAGATGTCATGGAAAAGCAGGCATACAGGTTTGAGAGCATATTCTATAACATGATCAAGAAGAGGTGATATTATGAAATGGCTTGACAATGTAACAAATATAGTACGATCACATAATGCAGGAAAATGCCCTTACTGTGGAAGCGAGAATACAGATTACAGATTGATAGAAATATCAAACGGTAATGGCTGCGGCGATATTTGGTGCAACGATTGTAAAAGTGCTTTTCATATATCACGAATGAAAGTAAGCAAAGAGATCATCAAAGATATTAAATTACCGAGTTCGCTTAATTACTAGAGATCTTACCGCTCCGCTACGGCGAGGCGGTATTTTTATACCCAAAATCAGAAAGGACGGATATTATGGCACTTGACCGGGATACAATATGGCAGCTGCGGAGAGCTAAGAGTGATATTGAGAACATCAGAACTGAAATCCAGAAGATAAAGGATAATGCTGATTATGTTGCGGCACTGATACGCTGTGAAAGATCATTGAGTATAGTTTTATCCAATGCTGAAAAGGTCAAATCGACAAAGTAAATATCAAACTTAGCACCTTAACGGGTGCTTTTTTCATACCCAAAAGGAGGTAATTCCCTATTGAGGATAAGAGAATCGGCAGGCAGACCCCCACCATATCGGTAGTGTTGCCGTATGAGCAGACCAAAGGCAATGAGGCTATCGCAATGTACAACAAGTCGGGACGCACCGCACAGGAATGGCAGGAGCTAATGCTTTATGACATCATGGCGGTGGACGATGAGGGATTGTGGAAACACATGAAGTTCGGCTGGTCGATACCAAGACGTAACGGCAAGTCAGAGCTGCTTATCATGCGTGCAATCTATGGTCTGCAAAATGGCGAGCGTGTTCTTTACACCGCCCACCGAACTACAACATCACATTCGGCATGGGAGAAGATCATCGACCTTATCACAAAAATGGGCTTTCTTGAAAAAGAGGACTTCAAGACTACAAAACAGTTTGGCCTTGAACGTATCGAGTGGCTAAAAGGCGACGGTCTCATCAATTTCCGAACACGTTCTTCAAAAGGTGGACTTGGTGAGGGTTATGACCTGCTCATCATTGACGAAGCGCAGGAATACACCACCGACCAAGAAACAGCCCTAAAATATATCGTCACAGATAGCCGAAATCCTCAGACATTGATGTGTGGAACACCTCCAACAATGGTGTCTGCCGGCACAGTTTTCACAAAGTACCGGCAGAAGACGATATCGGGAAAAGGCGGTGACGACGGCTGGGCTGAATGGTCTGTGCCAAAGATCGCAAACGCACATGACCCTGAACTGTGGTATGCCACTAACCCGTCTTTAGGCACTATCCTCACTGAACGTAAGATACGCTCTGAGCTTGGCGACCCGAAAGACGACCAGGTTGATGATAATATCCAGCGTTTAGGTTTATGGCTGACCTACAATCAAAAGTCGGCTATAAGCAAAGGGGAGTGGCAGGCACTTTGTATCACTGGCAAGCCCGATATCAGCAGAGAGCTGTTTTTCGGCATTAAGTATGCAAAGGTCACGGATAACGTATCTTTGGCTGTCGCTGCAAAAACAACCGACGGCAAGATTTTTGTCGAGGCTATCGACTGCCGCCCTGTAAGAGAGGGGAACGGCTGGATAATCGCATATCTGCGCAATCCGCATATGCGTGAAACCGTCATTGACGGAGCGAACGGACAGTCTTTGCTTGCAGCAGATATGAAGAATGCAGGTATCAAGCGCAAGCCTATCCTGCCGAAAGTCGCTGATGTGATCACTTCGTCAGCAGGTTTTGAGCGAGGAGTATTCGCACAGAATATTTGTCACGCAGATCAGCCGTCCCTTGAACAAGTCATTGCCAACTGTGAACACAGAGCTATAAGCTCAGGCGGAGGTTTTGGCTATTCCTCAATTCTTGAGGGCGCTGACATATCACTGCTTGAAGCAGTAGTGCTTGCTCACTGGGCGTGTGCAAATTCATCAGACAAAAAGAAAGTACAGAAAATAAGCTGGTAACAGTTTATTATATATCACCTACACCGCAGGGTAAAGCGGGGGAAGGAAACACTATGGCAGAATTTGAAGCTATAACAACACAGGAAGCCTTTGACAATGCGATAAAGGCAAGGCTCGACCGCAACACGGACACAGTCAAGAAACAGTTTGAGGGTTACATTTCCCCTGACGATTTCAAGACGAAGACAGCCGACCTTAACAGCAAGATCACCGACCTTACAGGCAAGCTTGCGGAAAAGGATACAGCTATCGCAGACCTCACGGCTAAGAACAAGGCATACGAGACCAGCTCGGTAAAAATGAGAATTGCCCACGAAAACGGTATTCCTTATGAGCTTGCGAACAAGCTTTCAGGAGACACAGAAGAAGCTATCAAGAAGGACGCTGAAACATTTGCAAAGTTTATCGGCAAAAAGCAGACAGCTCCTCTTGGTCACACAGAACACAATCACGCAGACGGCAAGAATGCGGCATATAAGTCGCTCCTTGCAAGTCTGAAAAATTAGTTTGAAAGGAAGTAATATTTATGGCAGACATTCTCTCAAAGGGTGCAAAGTTTGACCCTGTTCTTGTAAAAGAACTTTTCGACAAGGTTAAGGGCAAGTCCTCACTGGCTGCGCTTTGCGACCGAACACCTATCGCATTTAACGGACAGAAAGAGTACATTTTCACAATGGACGATGAATGCGATCTTGTAGCTGAAAATGGCAAAAAGACAAGGGGAAGCGTTGCGCTTGCACCTGTGACTATCGTTCCTGTTAAGCTTGAATACGGCTCACGAATTTCAGACGAATTTCTCTATGCTTCTGAGGAAGCTCAGATAGACATTCTGAGAAATTTCTCTGACGGCTTTGCAAAGAAAGTGGCAAGAGCCCTTGACATCATGGCTTTTCATGGCGTTAATCCAAGAGCCAAGACGGCTTCTACGATTATAGGTACAAACCACTTCGACAACGGCGTAACTGTGATAAAGCAGGACGGCACGTCACCAAAGACACCTGACGCTCTTATCGAGGAGGCCATCGCTGTAGTGCAGGACAACGAATATGATATTTCAGGCCTTACAATGGCGCCGTCATTCAGAGCTGACCTTGCAAAAATGGTGGATACAAGCGGCAGAAAGATATATCCTGAACTTGCGTGGGGCAATGCACCGTCACAGATGAACGGCATTCAGACCGTGACAAACAATACAGTTTCATTCAACTCCAGCAAAGATCTTGCAATCGTTGGCGACTTTGCAACGGCGTTTAAGTGGGGCTATTCAAAGGAAATTCCGCTTAAAGTCATCGAGTATGGTGACCCTGACAACAGCGGACAGGATCTCCAGGGCTACAATCAGGTATACATCAGAGCCGAAGCATATATCGGTTGGGGCATTCTCGATAAGTCTGCATTCGCTGTCATTCAGTCAGCTGCTAAGTAAGGGGGCGGCATAAATGGCGGCAGAGTACGCAACTATCGAGGACGTTATAAAACTTGGTCGAAAGCTCACGACTGAGGAGCAGGAACAGGCGACGGCTCTGCTGCCTGTCGCCTGTGCAAAGCTTTCAACTGCCTGCAAGAAATACGGCAAAGATCTTGACATTATGATAGCTGATGAACCTGACGTTGAACTTGTGGCAAAAGATATCATAGTTCGTGCCACGCTGAGAGCTGTAGACACCATTGCGGACAGCTCTCCTGCGACTTCGCAGGCTTCGCAATCGGCTATGGGCTACTCAGTATCAATGACATATCTCAACGCAGGACAGCAGCTGTATTTCCTCAGAAACGAGCTGAAAGAACTGGGCGTTATGCGGCAGAGATACGGAGCTATGGAGGTATATGATGTATGAGATTAAATATCAAAGGCATACCTGTTAAGCTTTCTGTAAGAACGCAGACAGGTATTGACGACTTCAACAGACCTACATATGAGGTATCTCAGGAAGTTGTCGAAAACGTGCTTGTGGGCGAGCCGTCCGCAGAGGACGTTGTAAACGAGCTTAACTTATCGGGCAAACGCATAGCTTACACTCTTGCGATACCAAAAGGAGATACACACATTTGGGAAGACACAGAGGTCGAGTTCTTCGGCAGAAAATTCCGCACCATAGGGCTTCCAACAGAGGGCATTGAAGAAAATTTGCCGCTCAGTTGGAACAAGAAAGTAAAGGTGGAACGCTATGAGTAAAGTTAAGATAGAACTTGACCATAACGCAGTTGCGGCGTTTCTCTGCTCTGCACCTGTTGAAAACATGGTAAAGGGCTATGCTGACAGAGCCGTTCAACGTCTTGGCACGGGGCATAAAGCGTATACTATCACATGGACAAGATACCCGAAAATGCGCCGTAAGGTCGCTATCGTCAAGGCTAAAACCAAGAAGGCTCAGCGTGCTAATCTTAGAGATAACACGCTTTTGAAGGCGGTGTTTGGCAAGTGATAGAGAAGATAATTCTTGACTGGCTGGGGGCAAAGCTTGACGTTTCAGTTTATCTTGAAGAACCTAAAAACCCGCCAAAAGAGTATGTGCTAATCGACAAGCTAGGCTCGGCAGAGAATGATTTTATCACCTCTGCCACCATAGCCGTTCAGAGCTACTCAGCGAGCCTATACGGGGCGGCAGAACTTAACGCAAAAGTTAAAAAGGCTATGTCTGAAAGCGTGTCACAGGGCAATATATGTCGCTGTGCGTGCACGTCAGACTACAACTATACAGACACAGAAACGAAGAGATACCGCTATCAGGCGGTATTCGATGTAACCTACTACGAGGAGTGATAATACTATGGCAAACAATAAAGATAACGTATCAACAGGCAAGCCAAAGGTAGGCGGAGCGGTTTTCACAGCGGTCACAGGATCTACACTGCCAACGGATGCAACAACAGCACTTGACGCAGCGTTCAAAAGCCTGGGCTACTGCTCAGAGGACGGTGTAACAAACAGTTCTGGCATTTCTACTGAAAATATCAAAGCCTGGGGCGGAGATATCGTTGACACACCACAGACAGAAAAGACGGACACTTTCAAGGTCAAACTGATAGAATGTACCAATACAGATGTGCTGAAAACTGTCTACAATGGTAGCAACGTTTCGGGCGACCTTGACGCCGGCCTGACTATCAAGGTAAACAGTGCCGAGCATGAAGATCAGGCGTTCGTATTTGATATGATACTGAAAAATAACGTACTGAAAAGAGTGGTCGTTCCGTTCGGCAAGGTGACGGAGATATCTGACATCACCTACAAAGACAATGAGCCTATCGGCTATGAGCTGACTATCACAGCCACACCTGATGAAAACGGCAACACGCACTATGAGTACATGAAAAAGGGGGAATAACCTATGCTGACAGGTAAGACAGAAAGCGGTTTTGAGTTTGAAATAGAGGAGAAGACCCTTGACGACTATGAGTTTATCGAAGCTGTCGGTAAGTGTGAACAGGGCGACCCTCTTGCATATGTCAAGGTAGTTGACGCCGCTTTGGGAAGCAAGAAAGAAAAAGCTTTTGCAAAGATAAGAGAAAAGTGCGGCTATGTATCGGCTAAAGAGATAACAAAGTTGATCGTGGAGATCTTCCAGACACCTAAGACAAAAAACTCCTAGTCCTTGCCGCTGTTATGGAGCGCTATCCTGATGAGTTTGATTGCGATATGGCACAGTATTATCACATATACGACTACAAGTCGCTGCCTGCACGAAAGGTGGCGACTTTTCTTTGTGGTCTTGACAGTTCATCACGGGTCAAACGCAAGCTTAATGATGTTGGCGGTTCGTTCTCTGAGATATTGCTTGCGCTGATATTTGACCGCCTGCAATGGATATGCTGGTCGCAGACAAAGGACGGACAAAGAGGTGTGAACAGGCCGCAGTCAATAGCTGAAAAGCTTATAGGCAAGAATGACAGTGACAGTGAGATAACAGCGTTCCGAAGCGGCGAGGATTATGAGGAAGCAAGAAGAAAAATCTTAGGAAAGGAGGGCTAACATGGCAGAAGAAAACGGCACACAGCTAGGCAAAGCATATGTGCAGATAGTTCCGTCTATGCAAGGGCTTGCGTCAGAACTGCGAAGAGCGTTCGGGGATAGTATGCCCGATGGTCACAAGTTTGGAAGTTCTCTTGGCGGCAAGGTTGTTTCAGGCTTTGGAAGCACTATCAAAAAGGGCTTTGCAATTGCGGCAAAGGCAGGTGTGGCGACCATTTCAGCCGCCGCCGCTGGCGTTGGTGCGATAGTAAAAAGTTCTGCAAGTGCTTATGCGGACTATGAGCAAAACATAGGCGGTGTCGAAACGCTATTCAAGGACAACGCTGATACTATCGTAAAGTACGCCAGTGAGGCATACAAGACCGCAGGAATATCGGCTAATGACTATATGCAGAATGTCACAAGCTTTTCTGCTTCACTCTTGCAAGGCTTGGGTGGCGACACTGCACAGGCGGCTGAGATAGCCAATGAAGCAATGGTGGATATGTCGGACAATGCTAACAAATTTGGCACGGACATATCTTCTATCCAGAACGCTTATCAGGGCTTTGCAAAGCAAAATTACACCATGCTCGATAACTTAAAGCTCGGCTATGGCGGCACACAGTCGGAAATGGCAAGGCTCATCAACGATTCAGGTGTGCTCGGAGATTCAATAAAAGTCAATGAAAAGACCGTCAACAGCGTGTCTTTTGACAAAATGATAGAGGCTATCCACAAGGTACAGACCGACCTTGACATCACCGGCACAACTTCAAAGGAAGCGGCAACAACAGTTTCCGGCTCTCTTGGTTCTGTGAAAGCAGCGTGGGCAAACCTTATGGCAGGAATGGGCGACAAAAACGCTGACCTGAAAAATCTTATCAAGGAAATGGTAAGTACAGTAAAAACCTTTGCAAAGAACATTCTGCCTGTCATAAAGCAGGCTCTTTCAGGGGTCACAACGCTCATAAGCGAGCTGGCTCCTGACATAGCGGCCGAGCTTCCACAGCTTGTGAGTGACCTACTTCCGCAACTCATAGAAGCAGGCACGCAGATATTTCAGGCTCTCGTAAAAGGCATTTCTGATAATATCGGCACGATAACGCAGGCGGCTATAACAGCCATTACAACCATTGCAACAGCACTTATACAGAACACAGGTCCTCTTGTGCAGGCGTTGGCAACTATCATAACCACTATTGCACAGGCTTTGCCAACTATATTGCCCGACCTTACAGAAGCGATAAAGCAGCAAATGCCATTGATATTGCAGGCTATACTTGACAGCTTACCTGCGATAATCGAATGTGCTACACAGATAATCGTAACAATAGCAGAAACATTAGCCAACAATATTAATCTTATTGTTGACGGCGCTGTCAAAATCATTGATACATTAGCAATGTCACTTTCTGATAGTGATACAGCTAAAAAGCTTACAGAAGCAGCATTTAAAATAGTATTTACCCTAACCAAAGAGATAGTAAAAAATCTTCCTGATATTCTTGCCAGCGGCATACTTATAGCTGTTGAAATTGTCAAGGGAATTGCACAAGGTATGGTGGACTTTTTTGCACCTGTTTCAGACGCTTTGTCTGATATGCTTATCGACCTTACAGACTGGTTTTCACGCAAGTGGAACGATTTTAAGGAGTGGGGTTCAGATATGATACAGGCGTTTATAGACGGCATAAAAGAGAAGTGGCAGAGCCTTAAAGACACTGTATGTGACGTAGCCTCAAGCGTTAAGGACTTTCTTGGCTTTTCTGAACCTGACAAGGGTCCTCTTTCAAACTTCCACACTTTTGCACCTGATATGATGGACTTGTTTGCAAAGGGCATAGCAGACAACGAGGACACTATCACAATGCAGTTCAACAGGTCACTGCAGCCGCTTATGGATACGGATATCATACCGCCAAGCTTTTCGGCACTCCCCGAAAAGAGTGTGAATAGTAGCGGTAACGATACCATGAACAAGATCATCGCCCTCCTAGAAAACTACTTTCCACAGCTTGCACAGCAAGGAAACATTTATCTTGACGGCGATAAGCTCACTTCAAAAGTGGACGGAAAACTAGGCGAGAGGGTCACAAGCAACGAAAGGAGGCTTGCAAGTGTCTAATGAATATATAGAGTTTGGCGGCAGAAAGTCTACCGATTTCTATTTGGTTATCCAAAAGGACGGCGTTCAGATATCTCAGCCGGAGGAAAACCGAATAGAAGCCACTTTGCCGTTTATGAACGGCTTTTATGACTTTTCAAAAATGGCAGGTGAAAGGACGTACAAACAGCGTGATATCACGATAAAATTCAGCCTTTCTGCAAAAGATGAAAACGAACTTTACCGCAGAAAGTGTGATGTTGTCCGTTGGCTCAGCGGAGCAAAGGGTGAGTTGAGGATAAGCTTTCTGACAGACTATCACTTTGTGGGAGCGACGGCTGTGTTTGATACCTCTGCATTTGAGTTCACTTCTCGGCGCACTGCTGATCTGACAGTGAACTTCAAGACGTATCCTTTTCTGCGTTCTGATGATTACTCAGACATCGGCTTTGACGACTTCAACTTTGAAACCGACTGTCTAAATTTAACGAATATATCGCTGACGGCGGTCAAACAGACACGATACGCCCCTCCTGCGACCCTGAAAGTCTATTCATATGCTGATAGACCCATACGCCCACGCCTTTCTTATAAGCGCTCAGAGGACGATGCAAAGAGTGTGGGCTTCACCTATTTTGCACTCAACGACCAAGAGATAAGTGCAAGTGTATACCGCAACACGGAGAAAGAATTCGACCTTGACGAGCTGACTTTACAGCCTGGTGTGAATACTCTTGCGGCTTATGGCTTCGGCACACTCACGCTCAAACTTTACGAGGAGGCACTCTGATGTTCATAGTAACGATAACAAATGGAGCTGAAAACACTATCATACACAGTGACGGTACAGACCGCATATCGGGTGGCAAGATAGCAAAGTCTATCAACGCTGTGGATAGTTTCAGTTTTACCATATATCCGAACAATGCAGGCTATGACCTCTTGAAACCGCTTACAACGGCTGTCAAGGTCTATGATGAAAGTACTGACAAGGACATTTTTATAGGCAGGGTCTTGAAGTGTCCTGACAGCATGGACGAGAGAGGTCTAATATGCCGCAAAGTTACCTGTGAGGGGCGTTTAGGTTGGCTATATGACAGTGTTCAGCCGTATGTTGAATACAAAATGGTAGGTATATCAACAGTGCTTTCTTCGTTCCTCTCCAAACACAATGCGCAGGTGGGTGCAGATAAGCGTATAGAGCTGGGACAGGTCACTGTTACGGCAAGCAACAACTACACATATACTGCAAATTGGGACAAGACAATGAACGTCATTGCCGACAAGCTTATAGGAAAATTTGGTGGTGAGATACAGCTTCGTGATAAAGATGGCAAGGTATATCTTGACTATTTGGAGAACATAGGACACGGCACAGATACCATCATAGAGCTTGCGGTCAACCTTAAAACCATATCACGGGAAGTCGATGAAACGGCGGTCATAACACGTCTTTACCCTCTCGGCGCAAAGCTTACAGACAGCGAAAAGCGGTTGACCATCGGCACTGTGAATGGTGGCAAGGATTATATAGAGGACAGCTCACTTATCGCAAAATACGGCGTTATAAGCGGCCCGCAGATATGGGACGATGTGACACTTGCAAGCAATCTTCTCAGCAAGGGTAAGGAGTATCTTAAATCTGTTAATCGTGCGAAAGTGCAGTATCAAATAACAGCGCTTGACCTCTCGAGAATAGACAGGCACATTGAACAGTTTGAACTCGGCTGTTGGTACAGAGTAAAAAATAGCCTTATGGGTATAGACGAGGATTTGCGCATTGTGGGTATATCCATAGACCTTGACAATCCGCAGGCTTCACAGCTAACCTTCGGTGACCGATTTGAAACGCTTTCGGGCTTTATGACAGCAAAAACTCAGAGCCTGCAGTCTGCTATAGATAACTCAGAGTTTAGGAACAGACAGGTCATAGACAGCAAGATAGAGAATGCGACTAAACTTATCACAGGTGCAGAGGGCGGTCACGTTATTCTTGACCCGTCCGAGAAGCCTCAGCGTATCCTGATTATGGACACGGCTGATATAAATACCTGCAAGTCCTGCATTCAATTAAACAAAAATGGTTTAGGTTTTTGGAAATCATCAGACGGCGGGTCTGCAAAAGACGGACCGTACACAAATGCGTGGACCATCGACGGAAATTTGGTGGCTAGTTTTATAACCGCTTTGACCCTGACAGGGTTGAAAATAAACAACGGCAGCGGAACGTTCAAGGTGGACGAGAACGGAAACGTGGTCGCTAACAAATTGTCGTCAAAATCAGCGACTATCACAGGTGGAAGCATTAACATTCAAACGTCTAGCCAAAATACCAGCGCAATTCAGCTATCCCACAACGAGTGGACGCTGAAAGTCAGTCCACTGGAGATACGCATTGACAACAGCACTATAGGCGGTCATATCGTCCTGCAGGCTGGTGCTATGTCAGGCTATTGGAATAACGAATTGAAATTTTCACTAGATACAAATAGTGGTAATATTTCAACGTACACAGACAGCGGTAAAAAAGTATTTACAGTTGATACCAATAACAGGGCGATGTACCTATACAACGAAAATGAAAAAACCGCAATACAATGCTACGGCAAGACAGGTGATATCATGTGCAACAGTATCACTACGAAAAACCACACACTAGACTAGGAGGGATAAAATGGCAAATAATGTTGATTTGACAACAGCAATCGAAACTGTCAAAAACGCATTTTACGGCCGTGATGTTCGTCAGGCGTTGGTTGACGCACTAACGGCAACAGAACAGGCAGTAAATGATCTAAACCAAAACAAGGTCAAAAGTGGCACTATTGAATACACACTGAAAAAGGCAGCTTCAAGCGTGCAGATACCGCTAAATTTGGATTTTGTGCCGAAGCAGATATGCGTGTCACTGAGAGATATCGGCACGCCTAGTCCATTTCAGAACTACTGTACCCATGTGCAGGTGTACAGGGGCGCATATTTTGCAGTAATCTGCATGGGTCCTAGCAATGGCGCAACTACTGTCAACGTGCCTGCAGGAACGTACAGCATTGACTACATAGCAATCGTATAGGGGGTGCAGAAATGGTAATCAGATTGGACGAAAACTATAACGCAATGACATCAACAGCCCTTTTGGGCTATGTGGGTGAAACGAACGCAAGACCCGTGTCGGTCGAGGGCATGGAGATAGACGGTGCAGACCGCTATGTGCTGACTATCGACTATGGTGACGGCACAGTGTATGAGGTCGATATCACAGGCGGCACATGGACGCCTACAGCAGATATACTGCGTTCAGCGCAGACAGTCAGCTGTCAGATAGCGGCGAAGAAGCTGTCAGGACAGGAATATATCCTGGTGAAGAAATCACGCATTTTCCGCCTGAGAATAGGTGCGGCTATAGGCGATGTTGCCGTGCCGTCACCTGACGTGGCTATGGACGCACTGGACCGCATAGACGCCATAGGCAGACAGGCACACGCAGATATGCAGACAGCCGTCACCGCCGCAGAAACGGCGACAACAATGGCAAATAACGCCGCTAAATCTGCCACAGCCGCAGAGAAATCAGCCGACACGGCAGGACAGGCAGCGAAACGTGCTGAGACCGCACAGACATCTGCTGAAACGTCTGCAACACAGGCAGACACCGCCATGCAGGGCGCAGAAACTGCACGTGCTGAGGCAGTCAAATCACAGAATAACGCTAAAATATCCGCAGCGCAGGCATCAACGGCAGCACAGCAGACCGAAGCCGACAAGACCATAACGGCAGGCTATGCTAAAACTGCCAAGACCAATGCTGACAGCACTACAGCAGACAAGCAGGCAGTGCAGACGTTGGCAGAACAGGTGACAGCCGACAAGGCTACAGTGGCAGACCATGCCGCTAAGGTCGCAGAGGACAGAACAGCTGCTGAAAACGCTGCACAGACAGCACAATCCATAGCTGACAGTTTGCCTGAGGACTACACTACCGCTGTTGGAAAAATCGCTGAGAACACTGCTGAGATAGCTAACGTGAAACTAACGGACAAAGAGTTGCAACGCAGGGTAAATGCACTGTATGACTTGGGCAACGGCATAACACACCAGTTTGAAACTGACAGCGATACGGCATATGCAAAGACAGTGCCTACGGGGGCAAAGCTGATGTCGGTGAAGTCAATAGGTGGTCATTCTGAGGTCATTGACGGTGAGATTGTCAGCGCAGGCACGGAGAGCGTTGTGGAGCAGGGAAAGAATTTGTGGAATATAGACGGCTACACAGCTAGTGATTTAGTTAATTTGGGAGCAGGCTATTGGGGCACAAGATTAAACGTAAAACCAAATTCCGCATACTGTGTTTCAGTCATACGAGATACTGCATTATGCGGAACGTATGGAAAATTGATAGGTGCAGATAAACGTGACATTGAATTTTTTGGGCATAAAACGATGAGTGGTATAAACGCCTATACAGGACACCCTATCACATTTCAGACAGCCGATGAGAATTATGTGTATGTTGCGATTAATTCATTCAACGGTTTTGACACATGGAAATCCGATTTTCTAAAATATTTTCCAAGTTTCCAAATTGAGAAATCCTCAACTGCAACAGCCTACGCCCCCTTCCACCGCAACGAGTATCCAATCCCAGAAGCCATTAGGGCACTGCCTGGCTACGGCTGGTCGGCAGGAACGGCTAAGAACTGGGTGGACTATGAAAATAAAAAATACTACAAGTGTATAGATAGTATGGACTTGGGAACGCTGGATTGGAAAATTAATACGACTTCCACTGTTGGAAATCATTTCTACGCACCTGCGAAACATCTCAATTTTAAATATCTAGGTGCATTTGGAACAACCATTTATAATGCATTGTGCAGTAAATATAGAACAGTTGCGAGAAGTTCCAATGTATTTGTCGATAAAACACTCGCAATAGACGGAGTTACCGTAGTTTCACAGATTCAGGTCAAAGACACCGCCTACACCGATGTCTCAGCGTTCAAGCAGGCTATGCAGGGTGTTATCCTATACTACGAACTAGAAAAACCAATCGTCACAGACATTTCAACCCTGATACCAGACGATTTTCTGCGAAATATCGAGGTAGAGGCAGGGGGTTCAGTGACATTCAAAAACAGCAATGATAATTACCATATACCCGTTCCAAGCGAAGAAGAGTATATCGTGAAACTGAGTGAAGTGGGAGGTACAACATGACGGAATTACAAGAAGAAATGATGAAGAAGCTAGGGTTGACGAAAGATAATTTCCGCAAACCCAAAGTCACCGAGATAGACAGGATAAAGGCAAACGTTGATTTTCTGGCTATGTTGAACGGTGTTGAGTTGAATGAGGTGAGCGGCGATGAGTAAAAACTATACAAAGGTCAAGAGATACTATGACAGCCGTTTGTGGTCGGTT